CTGTTCGTGGCGGATCGTACAATGTCATCTTTCTGGACGAGTTCGCATTCATCCCGAATCACATTGCTGACGAGTTCTTTGCCTCTGTATATCCTACTATTTCGTCAGGTAAAAGCACGAAAGTCTTAATTGTTTCTACCCCGAAGGGTATGAATCACTTCTACCGCATTTGGCATGATGCGGAGAGGGGTAAGAACGAATATGTACCCACAGATGTACATTGGTCTGAAGTTCCAGGCAGAGATGAAAACTGGAAGAAACAAACTATTGCAAACACTTCCGAACAACAATTCAAAGTTGAGTTTGAGTGCGAATTCCTAGGATCCGTTGATACTCTTGTATCTGCAGCTAAACTCAGATCTTTGGTTTATGATGATCCAATCAAACGAAATGCAGGATTGGACATTTACGAAGAACCACAAAAAGAACACAACTATGTAATTACAGTTGATGTGGCTCGTGGCGTAGAAAAAGATTATTCCGCATTTACTATTTGCGACACTACAACTTTTCCATACAGATTAGTTGGAAAGTATAGGAATAATCAGATAAAACCGATGCTCTTTCCAAGTATCATTAAAGATCTTGCAATGGCTTATAATAAGGCTTATATTTTAGTTGAGGTTAATGATATTGGCGAACAAGTAGGTCAGATTCTCCATATGGATTTGGAATATGATAATGTCTTGATGTGTACGATGAGAGGTCGTGCAGGTCAGTTAGTTGGTCAAGGATTTTCTGGTAAAAAATCTCAGATGGGCGTCAAAATGTCCAAGAACGTCAAGAAAATTGGATGCATGAACCTCAAGACATTGATTGAAGATGATAAGTTAATGATCAATGACTATGATGTAATTAGTGAATTAACCACCTTTATCCAAAAGGCGAATTCATTTGAAGCTGAAGATGGTTGTAATGACGACCTTGCAATGTGTCTGGTTATATTTGCATGGTTGGTTATGCAACCGTATTTTAAAGAGATGACGGATAATGATGTCCGTAAAAGAATTTATGAAGAACAAAGAAATCAAATAGAACAGGACATGGCTCCTTTTGGATTTATCACTGATGGATTGGAAGGTGGTGAGAGTTTTGTTGATGATTCTGGGAACCGTTGGCATGTTGATGAATATGGCGATAGTCAGTTTATGTGGGATTACAGATAATGGATATTGATGACCAGTTTGAACTTGAACATTTATTCCTCACAGAAAGAAAGTGTAGAGTTTGTGGACAAACTAAAGATCTTATAGATGGATTTTATTTGACCCGTAAAGGTAGGGGTGATATAGCATCTGCGTATTCCTATGAGTGTAAAATATGTACGATAAAAAGAATCACCAGTAAACGCCAACAACAACGGCAACAAACAAAAAAATACCAACAAGAAGACCTTAGTTGGCGTTACCCAGATTGGTAAACTTGTTCATTGGCGGTTTCCCCAATATAAAGTTAGCAAATAATAAATATTTGTAGTCAATTATTGAATCTTCTTTAGAGGGAAAGACATGTCGCTAAATCTAGTATCTCCAGGTATAAAGGTTAGGGAGGTTGACCTAACCGTTGGAAGGATTGATGTTTCCAACGATCAAGTAGGTGCAATCGCTGGTCCATTCGCAAAAGGCCCAGTAGATGTACCAGTCTTAATTGAAAGTGAGCAAGATCTTTTAAATACATTTGGAAAACCAAAGGACAATAATGCACAGTACGAATATTGGTTGTCTGCTGCGTCTTATCTTTCATACGGCGGAACTCTGAGAGTTTTGAGAACCGATGATGATAGTTTGATTAATGCCCACAGTCCAGTAAGTTCACCCGTATCATTAAAGATAACCTCTCAAGAAGATTATTCAAATAATTATTCTTCAGCTTCAGATTGGACATTTGCTGCTAGAGATCCAGGAACTTGGGCTAATGGATTAAAAGTTTGTGCAATTGATGCTGCTGCAGATCAAAGAATCGCTATCGGAACATTCGGAGTAAGCGTAGGATATGCAATTACTTGTGGAATTATAACTTCTTACGTTAACTCTGCAGGATCTGTTGGAATTTTTACTGGCGTAGTTAAAGGAATTATCACAAAAGTAAATAAAGGAAGTGTTGATGTAAAAATTGTAAGTAGATTTGATACATCTACAGGACTCAGCACAGCAGTATCTTATGAAGAAAATGGTTTGAATAAAATCAAACCAGCTGCTGATGGTGGAACTGGTGCATATTATCAAATCTTCAATAATGTTGGAACCGCATCTTCTATTGAAAAGTGGAGAGCTGAAGATGGTGGAACTGTAGGACTTGGATCAACTACAATTACTATCGCACAAAATTATAGTTTGAGTGATGTTTCTGTTGGGGATTTAATTCAGACTCTTAATTCGGAGTATAAAGCAAGAGTTACTGGTATTTCAACAGGACAACTTACAGTTGATCTAGCTGCACCAGTTTCTTACGCTTCAACAACATTCGTTGTTACATATACAAGAAATGCCCTTGATGGAACATTGGATTATGGCGAAGGATTGTACCCATTAGCAAATAGAAATCCAGTTCTTGACTGGTATGATCAACAAACACTAGGTCTTGATAATTCTGTTGTTTATTGGAAATCAATTGCTCCAAAACCAGGAACCTCTCAGTATGCAGCGTCAAGAACAAGCAGAAATGATGAGGTCCATGTAGTAGTTGTAGATGATTCTGGTGTTATAACTGGAATTTCTGGAAATATTCTTGAGAAATATACAAATCTATCAAAAGCTACTGATGGAAAAGTTTCTCCTTCAGAGAATATTTACTATAAGACAATTGTACAAAGAAATTCTTCATATGTTTATGCAGGAGTTGTAGATACTCTACTTGCTCCAGGATTTACAACATTGGATGGATACACTACAAAGTCTGGTGGTTCTATTGCATGGGGCCAAGAAGCAACTTCAGTTGAATTTGGATTAATAGGAGCTAGAACTTATTCTTTATCAAACGGACATGATTATGGAGTTGCGAATGGAATGGGAGCAACTTTAACAAATATCCTAAATTCGTATAATGTACTTGCAAATCCTGCGGAGTACGATGTAAACTTTATTATTTCTGGTCCAAGTGGCGGAGATTCTATTTTTGATTCCCAAGCAAAAGCAAACTTCTTGATCAATATTGCAGAACAAAGAAAGGACTGTATTGCTTGCATTTCTCCACATAGAGCTGGAGTTGTTAATGTAACTAATTCGGATACACAAACGAATAACATAATTTCCTTCTATAATTCAGTTTCGTCTTCATCTTATGCAGTATTTGATAGTGGTTATAAGTACATGTATGATAGATTTAATGGAGTATTCAGATATATTCCTCTAAATGGTGATATTTCTGGACTAATGGCAAGAACCTCAATTAATAACTATCCATGGTTCTCCCCAGCTGGATCTGCTAGAGGATCTATTAATAATGCGGTAAAACTTGCATACAATCCAACTCAGGCACAAAGAGATCTTCTCTATCCTAAGAGAATTAACCCAGTTGTCTTCTCGCCTGGTGCAGGAATCATTCTCTTCGGAGATAAGACTGGTCTATCTTATGCTTCTGCATTTGATAGAATCAACGTTCGTCGTCTATTCTTAACAATTGAAGATACTATTGAGAGAGCTGCAAGAGCTCAACTCTTTGAGTTTAACGATGTAATCACAAGAGCAAACTTTGTAAACATCGTTGAACCATACCTCCGTGATGTAAAAGCAAAGAGAGGAATTACAGATTTCCTCGTAGTTTGCGACGAGTCAAATAACACTCCAGATGTTATTGACGCCAATCAGTTTAGGGCTGATATCTTTGTCAAACCAGCAAGATCAATTAACTTCATTGGTCTAACCTTCGTTGCTAACAGAACTGGAGTTAGCTTTGAAGAGGTTGTTGGAACCGTTTAATTTTAGTTAAAACATCAATCCCTACAGAGGTAAAAACAAATGGCATTTTCAAACACTCCAAGTTTTAGCTCCAGAACTTTAGAAGACTTTAAAGCAAGACTAATTGGTGGAGCAGCTCGTCCAAACCTTTTTGAAGTTGAGATGACTTTCCCAAGTTTTGCTCTTGAGGCCACATCAACTACTACAACCGATAGTACAAATACTATCACTGAACTTTCTAGATTTATGATTAAAGCTGCTAATTTGCCAGCTTCAAATATAACACCTATTGACGTTCCTTTCAGAGGAAGAACTCTTAAGATTGCTGGAGACAGGACTTTTGATGCTTGGACGATCACAGTTATTAATGATGTTGATTTTGGATTAAGAACTGCTTTTGAAAGATGGATGAACGCCATCAACAAACATGATGATAACTCTGGTTTAATTAATCCAGCGCAGTATCAGAGAGATGCTGTTGTAAAACAATTCGGAAGAGCTTCAAATGCTTCCGCTTCATCAAATGTAACTAATCCAACAGTTACAGGCCCTGGAGATTCTATCCCAGTTCTCAAGGCATATAAGTTCTACGGTGTATTTCCAACTGCAGTTAGTGCAATTGATCTTTCTTATGATTCTGCAGATACCATTGAAGAATTTACAGTAGATCTTCAGGTTCAGTGGTGGGATGCTCTTGATTCTCAAGGTAATACTCAACTCAATACAGATTCTGAAGTATTGAACCCTCTATAAATAGTAGAAATAGAGTTTATACTTGAGTAATGCCTAAATTATTTGGTTTTAAAATCCAAGACTCGGAGGGCGATGGATCCAAAAAATCCATCGTCTCTCCTGTTCCGGAGAATCAAGAAGATTCTTCGGACTTTTATGTGTCTAGCGGATTTTATGGACAATATGTTGATATTGAAGGAGTCTATAAATCCGAGTACGATTTAATTAAGAGATATCGTGAAATGGCTATCCATCCAGAAGTAGATGGAGCTATTGAAGATATTATCAACGAAGCAATCGTTTCAGATCAAAATGATTCTCCGGTTCAGATTGATTTGCAAAATGTTCCCGCTTCAGATAAGTTAAAAGATATTATTAGACAAGAGTTCAGATATATAAAAGAAATTTTAGATTTTGATAAGAGATGTCATGAAATTATGAGAAATTGGTATGTAGATGGAAGAATCTACTACCATAAAGTTATTGATCTAGAAAAACCTCAAGAAGGAATTAAAGAGGTCAGATATATTGATCCAATGAAGATCAAACTTGTAAGAAAAATTAAAAAAGATGGTAAACATGTTTTAAATCCATCTTTTATGGTTGCTGATGGAAAATCGGCACTTATGAATATGACGACTCCTGAAGTTGAGGAGTTTTATGAATATGATCCAAATACTAGAGGTGGACAAAGAACCAGTTCATTCAAAAATGCTGTAGGTGGTGCTGCAAGAATCTCCAAAGATGCAATCACATATGTTCACTCTGGTTTGGTAGATAGAAACAAACAAGTAGTTCTTTCATATCTCCATAAAGCAATCAAGGCACTCAATCAATTAAGAATGATTGAGGACTCATTGGTAATCTACAGATTATCAAGAGCTCCAGAAAGAAGAATTTTCTACATTGATGTAGGTAATCTTCCAAAAATCAAAGCGGAACAATATCTCCGTGATGTTATGACTCGTTATCGTAACAAGTTGGTATACGATGCAAACACTGGAGAGATCCGTGATGATAAGAAAATGATGTCCATGTTGGAAGACTTTTGGCTTCCAAGAAGAGAGGGAGGTCGTGGTACTGAGATTACTACGTTACCAGGTGGACAAAATCTTGGTGAACTTACTGACGTTAATTACTTCCAGAAGAAACTTTTCAGAGCTCTTGGCGTTCCAGAGTCTCGTTTAGGTGGAGAAGGTGGTTTCAATCTCGGTCGTTCTTCTGAGATTCTAAGAGATGAAATTAAGTTTACAAAATTTGTCGGAAGAATGAGAAAGAGATTTTCACATCTCTTTATGGATATGTTGAAGACTCAACTTCTTCTCAAAAATATTGTAACTGTAGAAGATTGGAAGGTTTTATCAGATCACATTCAGTTTGACTTTGTATATGACAATCATTTTGCAGAGTTAAAAGAAGCAGAACTTATTCAAAATAGATTGAATGTTCTTGCAGTTGCAGAACCTTATGTCGGCAAATATTTCTCTGTTGATTATATCAGAAGAAATGTTCTTAAACAAACTGATGCAGAAATTGTTGAGATTGATCAACAAATTATTGCGGAAAAAGAATCGGGTATAATTCCTCCAGAGGTTGATCCAATGACTGGTTTACCTGTTGGACAAGAACCACCCCCAGCCGAACAACCTGCAATGGGAGAAGTTCCAATGAGTCCAGAAGCTGATACTGCAGTTGCAGAAATGCCTCCGACTCAAGAAGCTCCAAAAGTAACAATGCCTAAAGGTGGCAGAATCTAATAAATACCCTTAAGTAAACACTGAACTTTTAAAGATGGATGATCTTATTGACATGATGGTTTCTAATGAATCTCCTGCAGACATTAGTGACCGAATTAAAGAAATTTTAATGGCAAAATCTGCAGAAAACATTGAGATTATTAGACCCGTTGTTGCTTCTTCAATGTTTGGAGAACCAGAAACGGAAGAAGAATATGATGAGACTTCTTACGAAGATGAGTCTGAAGACCACGAAGAAGACGCAGAATAATAAATAACTATTATAGGACTTTATTATAACAATGCAAAGAACAAAAATAATTGCAACAGAAGTTGCGATGCCAACAAGTGCAGGTACTGCTTCCAGTATTAGTGAAGCGACCTGTGTAAGATTATATAATGGTTCTGG